TGCCAAGCGTATAGTTTTTCTGAATAATAGCCCAATGGAGACGGCCCGCATTTCGTTGCGATAAGTCCAAGTTATCGAATAATTCTTGTAACGTGGTAAGAGCAGCTCCTTGACGAAGTTGCTCAGTGATTCCAACGTCTGAATCCTCCGCTTGTCCCAAAAGCTCGGGCGTAACCCCTGCATCGGCCTGAATATTGTTTTTGAGTCTCTCTGTAACGGCAAAATTCGCCGGATTAATGTTCGCTCCAGGTTTATCATTTAAACTTTGAAGCCTCCCCTTTTTAAAGAATCGCACTTTTCCAGGACCTACTTTAAAAGCGTCTTGATCATCTATAAGGGCATCTTCTTCAACGTCAACGCCTGAAAATTGAGCAGCTAAAAGATCTAATTCTAATTGTGTTCTGTAATTTAGAAGATATTGCGAATCTCTGATATTTCTTATAGCACCCTGATAGCGAAATGCGTAATTATTATTTGATAAATCATGATAACCCACAAATGCAGTGAACGGATAGAAATCTATGGACATTGGGTTAGGTCCATCATAAAAACATGTATTATTAACAATAATAGCAAGATTTACCGTTGGAACTTTTTCATGAACGATAACTATTTCGGGATGACGAAATCTGAGTTCGTTTATTTCTTCTTTAGAAAGATCTGCTTCAATTGATTCATACGTATTTGAATCAACGATAAAAGTCCCCACCCGTTCGGTTAAATACCAGTATTCATCGTATGCAAGAAATCCTTTTCGCCTGATATTGTATTGCTGAGGCATGAAAGTAAATTTTGTATCGAAATAGGCTTGATCGTTCAATAGATCTATATCTTTTTCTCGTCCGGGAAGCAGTTGCTTAACTTGTTGCTTATGAAGATATTTTCTTGTGCGTATAAACTGACAATCAGTCAATGACATATCTCTCCAAAATGCATCCATCATCACCATATCGGCGCTGAAACATTCTGTCCTCATGTCTCCGCACACAGGATCTCTTCTATAGTCTAGCCAAGAATGCATCAAAGCTAATCCTGTGATTCCAGCGGATTCCTTAAAGCAATTACTTATGGTATGATACGTATCATCATTAGAATAGGCGCATTGAATAACTTTAGTCGCCTGAGATGCAGTTTTAGAGCTTGAGCCATGGACAGGAATCATTTGAGTTGCCTTACGATGCTGTCTTTGCCTTCCGCAAATCATATTTACAACCGGCATAGCAGCATTAAAAACGAACTTTTGATGCTCGTATGACAATCCAGAATAAAGATTTAAATAACGTTGATCGCCTAAATAAACTTTTCTATCAATTAACTGCTCCCAAAAGAAAAGCTGCCAAGCTGAAAGATTCATTTGATAGCGTTCATCGGCTTCTGCTACGATATCGCGTTTTCCGTCTTGGTAATATTGATTATAGATATTTGGGACAACCTGATTTCTTTCGAGCATTCCCGACGTCATGTATTACCTATTGTAAAAACTCCTTTATACTATTTAAAATATTATCTACCAAGGAAAGGATTTTGCAATTTTTGCTGGATAGGTATTTGCTTAGGCCCAAATCCTGCATTTGCTTTGATTTGATTGAGTTTTTCAGGGGTCATTGACCCAGGACCACGGCCATATTGAATACGGGCATTTGCCATATAGCGGACGCTGTCGCTGTTAGAAACAAGATATCCATTCGCATAATAGCAACCGTCTATATCCACGGTGATATCATAGACCTTTTCGGGTATTTTGCATTTTTTTAATTCTACATTTGTCACCACAAGTGGTTTTGATAGCATATTTGTTAACTTCAAACACTGCGCTACAAATACAACAATTCCTTTTTTCATTGTCAATATTAGATTGGACACGAAACTTTGTTTTGCATTTGTTTGAGCAGAATCTTTGCCATAAGACGAGACCTTCAAAAGCTTCTCCACATATTTCACATGATTTAGGATATTTAATTCCTCGTAATATTGGTAAACTGTTTTCAGCATGTTTTTTATGCCATTCTCGACCCTCTTTAGATTGGTGCCATTCTGTTGCTTTGGCATTCTGTTCTCGTAATCTTCTTTTACATTCTTCAGATTGTGGCCATGAATTGGGTAATTTTCCATGCAAACTTTGATGTTCCCCACTTCGCATGAGTTCAAGGTTTCCAATATCATTGTTTTTTGAGTTACAATCTTTATGATGTACTTCAAAGCATTCTGGTATATCCCCATTATGGTAAATCCAAATTGCTCTATGTAAAGAACTAGCTTTGTTGAGAGAGGTGATTGCTCGACGGTAATATAATCCATCCCATCTATAAAAAAATCCGTTAAATACGATGCTTTTTGAATCTTCTGAGATAAGATAGTTTTCTTGAATCCTCTTGTATTTTGTGCCTCTAATAAATATCCAATCATTTTCCATAAAAACCTTCGAAATCTATTATATTTTTCGAGTGTATTATATCGCAATGAATCAGAAAAAGTCAATCCATTTCTAGTGAATACCATGTGGTATTTTGTACATGAAAAAGCAAAAGAATCATTAACATATATCTCGTTAAGATCGTTTTCATATCTTGAGTGAGTCTCTAACACCTTTCTCATTCCAAAAGGAGTAATAACATAATCACCAATTTGAATATCTTGAATTTTTACATAACCTTTTTCAGTCAAAATATTAGTTGTTCCAATAAAACAAGCATGGCTAGTCCAATCGTGTAATGGCGCTTCACTATAAGCCTGAGTCTTTTCATTGTATTTTTTGTGATAGTTCTCTAAGCATTTCAAGAGGTGCTTACATTTGACCTCATCGAAATAAGCGACACTAAGCATTGATCTAACTGCTTCGATACCTGTTTGAATATCCATTTCTCGCGGCAAGATGGTTGTCTTAATGCCCTGTTCCCATGCCACATCTTGAAGGGTACGTCCGGTTTGAATGGAACCCGATCCTGCATCATGAGGCATATAATGAGTGCCATATACATACGGTTTTCCTTGCATAATCTTAGCGTAGTGAGCGATGCCTTCTCCCTGTGCTTCATAGAAATCAATGATCCTAAGCTCACCTCCTACCTCCTGCCAGAAAGTAATACTTGTGCTGTCTCCATAACCAATATCCCAAGCGGTATGGACGGGGGATCTTGTTTCGTATGGTACATTACATATTCTTTTATCTTCTCTAGCGCGTTCGATGAGTCTTCCATAATAACTTCCCTCCACACCTCTATTAAATGAGCAGTAGTATTCTTGTTCGATAAGCTCATCGCTGACTCCTTCATCTCTAATGCTTTGTATGTCCTGTTCTGTAAGAACTCCCGTATCTTTAATGCTCAATACTTCGCAATACCAATTAGGATTGCTTTTTGCCATGTTTACTAAATCATAAAAATGATTTTTACCCCGAGGAGTACTAATGAAAAGCGCATAGCCTTTATTAACGTCGAGTATAGGTCTGAGGTATTCCCATGCAGCGGGTGACTGTATTGCATATTCAGAAAAGATAATAATTTTAGGATTAGTACCAACAAGACTATCAATATTATCACTACCAATAAGCTGATACATGCTGCCATTTGTGAACCTTATTTTCATTTCTTGGCCATTTTTTGATTCAATGACCTCTTTAGGAATGTAGTCTAATATACGCTGTCCATCATTTGTGGAACTATCCCAAATGACTTTTTTTGCTTGGCTATATGTAGGAAGAATATGAAAAGCTGTCCATGCGGGATTTAGAAGAAGCTGAAGAATGCACCAATTAAATGCGGTGACGTCTTTGCCTCCGCGTCTATGGACTACCCAAACCGCTCTTTTCGTCCCCTGATTCAATGCTTTGATTATTGGGATTTGATAATTTCTCGGCTGGAATTCCAGCCGCAAGTCCGTTGGCATCTGTTATAATATTATAATTTGTTTTTGAAGCTTCCGCAGCAGCCAATTGCGACGCATCAATTTGTTTTAATCTAGTTTTACCTAACCATATTAAAAGAGTATTATCTCCCTTATCTGTTAAACCAAGTGCTTTTGCATATTGATGTGCTCTTAATATCTCATCACCTTTTTCTTTCTTTTCTTGTGAAAACTGGGAGAAAAGTTTACCTTTTTCAATTAAGCATCGATCATATAATGTTTCAGGACTAATTCCTAGATAAGCAGCGATTCCAGTTCCCATACAACCTGCTAGCAAAAGATCTTCAACTTTTTTCCAATCAATTTCAGCTTTCGGACGGCCACCTTTATCACTTGTCATTTAATTTCTTTTTCACGCATTTTGGCTGATTTTTTAAGAGATTGACTAATAGATTTATTTTCTTTTTTTTCTCTTAATTTTGATTCTTTTAAAAATTTTTTCCATTGAGTAGGCGATTGTTCTGCTCTTTCAAAAGTTGTAAGTTTTTTAACCATTTAAAATTTCTCCGTTTCATTTGATTCACTCATTATTTTTTCTTCGATAGAACTCTTTCATCTCTACGCATTTCTCTTTTTTCATCTTCATTAATTTTTTTGGAACCCATTTTTAATTTTCGTATGTCCTTGGGGCTATATTCATATTTGGATTTCATTAATTTTTCATTAGTGGTATCTAATTTTTCTCTTCTCACATCACTTTGTCTAGCTTTTTTAACCAATTTATTGGCTTCTTTATCCCCTTTTACATAGAAACCGCGTTTAATTGTTTTCATCTTGAATTTCCCCATTTTTGATAATTTTAAATAATCTTTTGTTTTTTTTCATATAATTCTTCCAGCGATTAATAATAATATCAACATAAGCCGGGCTTAGTTCTACACCATAACAAATTCTAGATAGTTGTTCAGCTGCGATTAAAGTAGTTCCAGAGCCAAGAAAAGGATCTAAAACAATTTCATTTTCCCGGCTGCTATTTTTCATTAAATAATTGAATAGCAGAACAGGCTTCATAGTCGGATGATCTTCCGATTTAGTAGGCCTATCAAATTCTAGCACGGTTGTTTGCTGTCGATCTGAAAACCATTTATGCTTCTGACCCTCTTTCCATCCGTATAAAATTGGCTCATGTTTCCAATGATAGTCGGATCTTCCCATTACTAGAGAATTCTTTGCCCAGACAAGGCATTGGCTCAATTTAAACCCAGCATTTTTAAAAGAGCTTCTGAAATTGATCCCTTCTATATCTGCATGAAATACATAGATTGAGCATCCTTCATTAAGGACAGCGAATGTATTTTTAAACATTTCTAAAAGGAAATCGTAAAACTTATCATTGCTCATAGAATCATTTTGAATTTTGAGCTTATCTTTAGTTTTACCTGTATAATCAACATTATATGGAGGATCGGTAATAATTAGGTCTACATTTTTGGAATTGACTAGTTTTTCAAATACACTAAATTCAGTGGCTGACCCACAAATTATTCTATGCTCATTGAGCTCGTACACATCACCTGGCTTAGTTTCCGCATCCTCATCCCGACCAGGCTCTAATACCTCCGTCTCATCTTCTGCATCACCCTCTATTAATGTCGCCCCATCTAGATGAAGCTCATGCTCTTTCATACCTAATTCTAATAATTCAATGGGATCATACAGGCTTGCTAGCAAATCAAAGTCATGCTCGCCATGTGTAATATTGTCCAGTACCACCCTGCGTTTTAGCAAGTTCTCTGGTACGTCATTAGTTACAATGCAGGGAACTTCTTTCATGCCTAATTTCTTAGCCGCTCTGAGCCTTTGATTTCCTGCGTAGACAATATTTCCTTGCTCTGTTTGATTTACTAAACACGGTCGCATGGCAAAATATTCGGGATCGGTTTCTATATTTCGGCAAAGCTTTTCAAATTGGTCTTTATCAATCTTTCGGGGATTTTTATCGTTTAATTTTAGCTTAGATATAGGAATATAGGTGACTTGCATTAATGTAAATTACTAATTTTAAGGAAAAAAAGGAAATAGAAAAAACCGACTCCGGAGAATCGGCCTTATTATTATTTAAGGAATAAGTTTAAGACACTCAATATTGATAGAAGCAATGGTGATAGGGAATACGCTTCCAGTGACGTTTGGATTCAACGACACAAGAGAAACAGAGGTATTTCTAAGTCTAATCATATCGCCTGCTTTAACTTCGATAATGACGTCTCCAGTGCTATGACAAGCATCATCTCCGGCCGCTTGTGTGAAACCCGAATAAATCGATCCTGGAACTAAATTCACTTGATTCATCCAAAATCCGAAAGACCATGAAGGAGTCGGAGCAGGAACTGGAGGTGTAATTCTTGCCTGTAATTGCCATGCAATATGGTAAATACCATGCTTCATGAATTTGATATCGCCAGATACATTCGCTTGAGATATATCGAAATCTAATGCTCCAGAATTGGCATTTTGCTGATCGAACAAAACTTGATCGGCAACAGCTGGGACATTGAAGGGTTGAATTGTTTGAGCTATAGAAGCATATACGTTTAAGTAAGGCAATTCGGCATGATCTCCGCCTTGGCATTGGTCAGGTGTGCAAATTCC